AGGAGAGGGATGTCGTATTTCTGGGTTTTATCAAATTTATTTTCAGAAAATTGGTTTTGAACTGCAAGCCATTTGGCAGCGGGCATAAACGGTTTATGTAGGCCGAGGCAGACCAGCCATTTTTCGGGTGGTTGTAGCTGATGCTTTTTATTTACCCCTGTTGATCTACCATAAATCATAACACCTACACTGCCATCCCACTTTTCGCGAGGGGAATCAGGATCCATTTGACAGCCTTTAGCAGCAAAATAGTCATATATCTCAGGTGTGGCTTCAACACAATAAGGCATGGTCAATATTTTGTACAACTGAGTGGTTGAGAAAAACGCCCCGTTTCGGGTTTTAATGCCCTCTTTTCGGAAATATGTTTCCATAGATTGCAATGAACAATGATTCTTTAAAAAAGAGTCATAGATCCATATGTTATATGCTACACCATCCGGATCTGGTTCGATCGTAACGTGCTTTTTTCCATTGATAAGGATATTTTTGCGTACATAACCATAGGGAGGGTTTCCACCAGTCCAAAATCCTTTTTTGGCCAGTCCTATCATATTGTCACGCACTCGCGTGGCAATGGTTTCCCGCTCCATTTGTGCAAAAACAACTGTGACATACATCATGGCTCTTCCGATCGGTGTAGTTGTGTCGATATTTTCCTTGATAGAAATAAACATCACATGATATTCTTCCAACATGGCATAGATATTAGAAAAATCACGCACATCCCTGGATATTCTATCAAGCTGATAAACTACCAGAACATTGATTGCACCGGATTTTACATCTTCAAGTAGTCTCTGTAAATCTGGGCGTTTTGTGTTGGCTCCCGTGTAATCTTCGTCTGAATATGATGTCACAAGGGTAATATCGTCAGCTTTGAAATGCGCTTTGATGTAATCATTACACATCCGATGCTGATTATCTACGGAATCAGACTTATCAGAATAGACAGATTTTCTTCCATAAATTCCAAAAAACATTCAATCATCCTCCTTTTTGAGTACAAAAATAACAGCCAGCAGGAACGAATGTTCCGCTTGCATGGCTGCCCCGGAGATGATACAATGAATTATGAATGTTGATGTAACTCTTCGGGGTTATAGAAAGCCGTTCCTGTTGGCGCAGGGGCGGTTTTTGCAGTTTGACAAATAAACGGATTTGACATATAATATACTTAACAAGACAGCCGGAAGATAGATGAAGCCTATCCGTCCCGGTGGATTATAACAACTTTAGTAAGTCGCCCATCCGGCCAAGGAGCAGGGCGGCTTACTTATTTTTCAGATTCAGAATTGCTACGATCAAGCTGGCTGTTGCCAGAATTACCATGAATTCCTCATATGTACTCATAAGCATCATCCTTCCTGTCAAGACTCAGGACGGATGGCATGCACGCCCTCCCGGCTGCCCGGGTAAGTATATTATATTGTCAAGGTGCGGCCTCTGCGGTGGGGCATGTGCTGTTTTCTCATTTGACAAATTATTTCCGACCTTGTATAATATACTTAACAAGAGAACCGAAAGCTGGGTGAAGTCCAGCCGCCGGCGAGAGTAATTTGCTAAAAGTAGCGCCTTATCTTACCAGGACAGGGGCGCTACTTTTTGTGTCTGCTGAGAGTAACAACAAGAGTAACGATGGAACAGATCATGCTCACGAACGCGAACAGATCACTGTATGTAACCATACACACCAGCTCCTTTCTGAAAAGTCCGGAAGCTGGAGTATCGCCCCTTCGGTTCCCCGGGTAAGTATATTATATTGTCAAGGTGGTGCCCCTGCGGTGGGATCAGGTGAGCCGAAATGAACCGGCAGTACTAACAGTAATAGGTGATTTCGCCAAAATGTTCGACCCACTGCTGAATAATCTCATCACTGTTGGCCTCAATCATTCTCATGATACTCCGTAAAACCTTAAACGGAAGGTCTGCGGAATTTTTTGCGAGGAGAGTTTTCCCAGTACTGGTGATCCATACTTTAGTTCCGGCAGCAGTCGCACGTCCTTCTGCAATATGGACATGGATCGGTTCAAGAGGTTTTCCTTCGTTGGACCAGAAGTAAACAGTATAGGAGCCGATCTTAAATATTTGAGGCATTTTCAAATCCTCCCTCCTGCGAAAATTCTATGATCAGATGAGCATTGTTCCGAAGGAGGTGCTTAAAATATTCCATTTCCAGAGCTGAGTAGCCGGATACATTTTCCCAGGTGTAGTCCGGAAGATAGCAGGTAGCGTTCCGGAAGCCGCCATTGTCATCCGGGGTCTCAAAATACACTTTAACGCGTCCGTCCGGCTTCATTTCAGAGTGGGTGATCTCTGTGTCATCGTTTAAGGTCATGTATGGGTACATCATAATAAACATTTCCTTTCTGCTACATTGCATTTTCTATATCATCAGCGTTTTCTTATTCCATTTTTTCATACACAGCCAGATACGGTTCAAACATAATCACATAATTATCTATGGCCACATACGTTCCGTATATCTGGCGGTAATATTCCAGGGCCTCAGTCAGGGTGTCTTCAGACACGTTTAAGAAATCGGCCACTTCAAACCGGTTCCGGCAGCCATAGTGGTAAGCCTGTATGATCCCGATCAGCCCGATCCGCTTATTGTAAGACCACAGGCGCGCGGAATGCTCCTGCTTTCGGGAGTGCGTGTTATTGGAATTAATGATCCGGCCGACACCCGTGTGGTAGTGGCCCATTTCTTCGGCCAGGACGTCTGCTTTCTTCGCAAGTGTAGGGATATTTTTCCGGATCGCGATCCGTTTTCCTTTAATGCGGCCGTCGGAGCCGACCAGCGGTTTTTCTCGGACGATGAGGCCCTCGGAATCCGCCTCGATCAAAAGTTCTTCATACGTCATTTTATTTCCATTCATCATCATTATCCATGATGTCATCATCTTTCTTTACCATATCCGGGGTAACATCGATGTCGGTACGATCATGGGCGGCCTCGGGGTCCAGGTAGGAACGGTCAGCAAGTTGGATAACCTCAGCTTTTTTTACGGATTCGCACCGGGCGTATTCTTTATCCAGTACGGTATCTACCATATCTTTACCGTGGGGGTCGAGAGAGCGATATTTTTCTATATGGGCGTATTCTGTGGATTTTAATTTGTATGAATGTAAAATTTCTTTTTCTGTTTGTAGTCCCAAGATATAATCTATAGAAACATCAAATTTTGTTGAAATTAGTATTAAAAAATCAGAAGCAGGTTCTCTGGCACCGGTTTCATAATTGTTATAAGTAGTATATTTTAATCCTATATAATCGGCGAACTCTTTTTTATTCATGCCCGTTTTTTCACGGATTTCTTTTAATCGCTCACTAATCATGATTATTACCTCCTGTAACCTTATAGTATTACATATTTTACACTATGTCAATATTGCGATACTCAAAATGTAAATAATTTTTCAAAATGAGTATTGACAGATTTACAAAATGGGAATATACTGGGATTGTAATTCACAAAATGAGTAATACAGGAGGTGAAATATGTGAAATATCCTAATATCGAAGCGGAAAGAGCACGATTGGGATTGTCAAAGGAAGAATTTGCTAAGAGTTTAGGAGTCGCTACCAAAACTTATTATAATTGGTTAAATGGAGTTAATCCGATACCTAGTAACATTCTCTTAGACATGGCTGATATGTGTAATTCCAAAATCGACTACCTGTTAGGTCGAGGCGAGAAAGGAGAGTAAGAATTATGAGTATAGATAAAAAAACACCGCATCCCCCAAAAAGAATGAACCTTTTAGGGAGAAAGCGGTATTCAATGGATGCCAATGCTCTTGACGTGATCGATTTTAGCTTTGATGATTGCTGGCGGGCAATCAGCTGGCTGTGGTTTCTTCTTATGGCTTTGGCAGCAGTAGTGTTACAAGGGCGATTTAAGGCTGGATTCGATACGCTCAAGAATTTGTTCAAAACGCGAAAAGAGGTTTAAGTCATCTAAGAGTTTAACAGATGAAAGAAAAGAATGCGAAATTTTGAAAAGCTCTCCGACTGTCGTTAAGTTAATTCCAGAAAAAAGAGATTTTTTCTCGGGAACTTTTTCTGCCAGCTCAGTACAAAGTTCACGAAGTTTGGCCTGAACATCAGCAGGAAGCTGAATAGAAGCATTTTCAGCTTTAGCGATTAACTCGTATTTGTCAAGAATCAAATCACTATGAGTGAAATTTTGTAGCTCATCATAAGTAAAGCCTTGTAATTCATTTAAACGCATATAATTTCTCCTTTCAAGTGTTTGATGTTAAGCACAGTATACGGGAAAAAATTATATGTTTCAAGCAAAAAATTACATAACAGGGTTTATTATTTAGCGGGCCCGGGTCCAGAAGGTCGCGGATTACCTGGGTGTAACCATCGAGGAGCTGATGAAGTAGGGAGGTGAGAGAAGAGTGATGAATGTGAACCGCGAAGAAATGGAAAAAATATCAGAGGAAGTCGGACAGGTAATTGCAGACGTACAAGAAGCCAGAAAACAAAGCCGTCAGGCAGAATGGTTTTCTCTGGCGGCTTTAACAATCAGTGTTATTCGCTTCATCATTGAGTTAGTATCGGTATCACAATACTGATGATAATTGCCAGTATAGAAGTGATTTTTGCAAAAAGCGCGTCTTTCTTGGCACTTTCAGCTTCTGACCTGGCAAAATCAAGCTGTTGTTTTAAAATGTCAAGTTCTTTGCGAGCAGAAACAGCCTGTGATTTTGCATCCTGAGCTATAGAGAATAGAGACTCAACTTGTTCCTTAAATAAGGCGAGATTTTCTTTGGAGGTATTGGTTTGCTTGATGGCCTGATCAGCATGAAGGGCTGCTGATTGTGCAATCTTCTCAATAGCTTCGACCTGCTGTATTGAGGCTGCGTTTTGTGCTTCAAACTTGGGGCTAAAATGTTCAATGAGACGCGTAGAATCTGGAAGCATGGCTTCACGAAGTGTTTCCATCTCTTCTTTGGACAGTTGCCTCTCCGGTTCAGAAAAAGGCATAGGCTGAGACAAAAGTTTTTCAGCATCTAGAATTTCAGGATGATTGATTGCCGGATCATCCGGAGGGGAAACAAGAAACGACTTGATATCAGGCATGCGGTTCTCTCCTTTTTGCTTGGTGTGGAAATGTCTGTGAGAAAAGTATAAAGGAGAATACAAAAGAAGACAAGTAGGAGAGTTTTCCAGTGTGACCATCGAGGAGCTGCTGAAGTAGGGAAACAAGTACAACCATCCATGCATAGTATCAACCAGGAGGTGAGGCGATTTGACCATTACATACACCAATATCATCAAAACAGAAGGTGGAGAAGTAAAGTTTTTGTCCCTTCCGGCAGAAGAGAGGAAAAGGATCTCCAACATGATGCGCCGTAAGCCGCTGGAACAGTTTGGTGATGTCAGAGTACGTCCTCCTGCTTAATGGAGGGCCAGATGGACAAGCACAGGGAGGTGAGGACGATGAAGAGAAGACCAAAGCGGCCGACCGATGAGCAGGCGATGCTGATCGCAAAGGCCGGGCTGATGGCCAGGGACTGGCTGGTCCTGTGGGAAT